TGTGCATAATAGGTTAACCACTAATAGAGGTAAGTGTTATGAAAAAGAAAAGGGTAGCCCCGAAGAACTACCCTATCCTAAAACCAAAACACCTATGTCGTAGGTCTTACAAAGATACTACTTTATTACGAACGAACAATATTATCTGTAGCAGAACTCATACCTGCAAATGGTTCTCCATCTGTAGCACCTGCAATAAAGTTTGCAGCAGTACGCTCCATAGCGTTAAATGTAATAGTGTACCCACTCATATCACCCATAGCAGCACCAGAGGCTATAGAACCTCCTGTAACATCTGCTCCGTGTTCACGACCTACCAAGTAAGCATTTCCGTTATAATCCTCAACAACAATGTGAGGTCTTCCGTATGCCAGTAACTTGATTTCGTGGTTATCCTCCTTGCTCAATTTAGGCAAAGAAAGAGTAACCGCTTGGTCAAAGAATACTGTTCCATTTTCACGAGATGCGTTAATTGTTTGCTCTACGCTTGATGTGCCTTTAAGATTATACTGATATGCAGTAAATGTACCATCCATATCAGTTATCTCGTTTGAAAGGGAGGCGATAGTTATATCTCCTAAGTCTCCGAAGTCTACAAAGTAAACTGCTTTAAGACCACCTACCGATTCTCTACAAGGTAAAGCACGACCTTTTGTTAAATCACAAGCCATTTTCTATTCTTTTATTAAAAAAGGGCAGACAAGCATCAGCCTACCTGCCCTAATTATTAACTAAACTAAACTACCTATTAAGTGTAGTAAACGATGTCTGCACCGATACCGATTTGAACACCTGCCGTAAAGCGCATTACAACACGAACATTTTGAGAACCATCAAGGTCAGCCATATCAATTAGCTTCACCTCGTTGTGGTCGCTCAATAAACCTGTACCAAAGAACAAGTTAGACTTCTGTGCAGCTACCATATCGTTGTCTGGCATACCAGAACAAACAAATAACTTCACACCATCAAATGCTAAGTCACCACCATTGAACCAAGTAGTACCTGCGTTGTTTACACCATTAGCACCTAAACCTGATGCACCAAATCCACCTAAAGCACGAACATAAGCACGAGCGATAGACTGAGATACATAGATGTATAAGTCCTCTTTTCCGTATACTGAAGTAGGGATAGCATCAACTACTTTACCCAACTCATCAATTACATTAGCAGCAGTTACCGTAGTACCTACTACATCAATAACATCATCATCAGCAGCCAATAGAGCAGTAAAGCCATCAAACTCACCTGCATTAGCCGTAGCACCTTGCCAAATGTTTTCTTCAGTCTTTTGTGCTACTTTAGCAGCGATGTGACCGATTAAGAAATCAGCAAATGATGGAGGAAGGCTATCGTAAGCCGAGTATCCCATTTGTACTGCTTCCCAATCGCTATGGAAATCTTTTTTACAAAGCTCTAAGTTTACTTGGAACTCTTCTGGAGTTAAAACCTTTTCTGCAAGTGTAACTGTGCTTTGGTCAGCGAAGTCACAAGCAGCGTCTTTTACCAATGCGTTAGTAGAAAGAGTTTTCATTACTTCTTTATACTTGACATTTGGCTTAACAGTGATACCACCACCTTCAATGGTATCAGCACTCAATAATGCAGCGGAGATGTACTTCCCTGCGAACTCACCTGCGTAAGTTGTAGTAATTGATGTTGCCATTTTCTATTTCTTTTTAAAGTTGATTATTCTAAATCTTATAAGGTTAACTAACTAATGTTGTAGGTGTTAGTTTTCTGCAAAAAAAAGGAGAGCAATGCCCTCCCTTATAGTATTTTTTATTATTGATTTATACGCAGTTAGGTAATTTATTACCGTTCTAAAAACTCACTACGGAATTGCTGCGTAGTTTTACGAATTCTGGCAAGTTCGTTGTTTGCGTTAAAAATAACTTTAGGCATATCATCTATACCCAAATCTTTGAGCTTCGCTTCGTAATCACTAATCATAGAATTGATAGGTTTAATTCTTGACTCAATAGTATCAATTTTTTTAACCATTCTACTTCTTGCGGAAATAATTTCTCTTGAATCATTACCTAAATCGGCAGTTGATTCTTTCAAAGCGTTGATTTTAGACTTTATGTCATCTAAAAGACTTAACTCAACTTTTTGCTCTTCACTCAACTCAACTTCTTGAGGAGTTTCTACTTCCTGCTCTTTAGCAGATAATTCAGCCCATACTTTTTCTACCTGCTTCATTATCCTAACTTGTCAAAGATTCTTGATAGAGTGTCTTTTCTCGCTCCTTTAGCAAACTTGTGCATCTCAGCAGTCTTAGTCTCTGGAGAGTGCTTAATAGGCTTCGCAGCAGGTTCATCAGTAGACATCTCTACTTGCTCTTCAACTACCTCTTCACTCATCTCCTCTTCTTTAGGTGACATCATAGCCTTGATTTCATCAATCATACCTTTGAGTTCATCCATAGCAGCAGTAAGTTCTTCCTTAGTAGCGTAAGCCATCTCTTCTTCTTTCTCTTCTTCGTTGGCTTCCACTTCTTCACTTGCTTCTTCTTCAGTAGCAGGTGCTTCTTCTTCTTTAGCCTCACCGATTTCAGCGATAACACCTTCTTCAGCTACAACGAGGATACGACCATCTTCCATCTCGTACTCACCGATAGGTAGAGCGATACGCTCATCTTCAGTTACGATGAATACCTCTTGGTTAGGCTCAAATGCTTCGGCTTCTATTACCGTGCCGTTCTCCAATTTCATAGACTCCAACTTAACCTCATCTTGTAGGTTAAGCAGTTCCATAATCTTGCTTAATGTTTCTTGTGATTTCATATATCGTTATTGTTAGATACTTAAGTTTTTACGAGCTGCTTTAACACCTCTATCTATTTTGCCAAAATAAGAAACCCCACTTTTAGCATCTTTAATAGCAGCCTCTGCTTTTTGAACATCTGGACTTCCAGAATCAACACCCAAATCTTTTAAAGCCTTAACAACATTTTTCAGCTCTTCTTCTGCATTTTGAATGTTTCCTTCGTAATTTGAAAGTTTTCTTGAAAATTCTAAACCCATTTTACCAATCTTGTCACCTTCAGCAAGAATCTTATCTCTTGATTTCTGCAAATCATTATCACCTTTTTCAAGGCGAGTGATGTATGTTTTAAGTGCTTTAACAGATGCAAGTTCTACTTGCTCGTTATTTAAATTTACTTTCTCTGGTGTTTGCTCTTCGGCTAATTTAGCCATCACCTTATTTAGGGATATTCTTTTCATATCAAGTTAACTATTAGTGTTTGTTATTGTTAGATTTTATCAAGAGACTTCAACTTACTCTCTGCCCATCTCTTAGCACTCTTACCTCCCCAAAGCAAATAACTAATGTATCCACAAGAGGTAGTATCCCCCTCATCGTAATACTCCTCTGCTCTACTTAGGTAACTATACATCCTCTTTATAGTCTCTACACTTATGGCTTCGCCCTTCGCTAACTGCTGCGCTCTAACCTTACCAACCTGTGTAGCACACTTATTGTTGACCTTCTTATTCAACTCTATACCCCTTTTAGCATTGTTGCGTACCGAAGTGGGGTAATCCTTGTAAGTCTCAAGTTCAGTACGCTTACCCTTTTTTGTTCTCAAGTCTTTCTTGATGATAGCCTTGATTGCATTTAACTGCTCCTCTGCTTTCTCCTCCTCTGGAGATTGCTTACTCGCCTCTACCTTGTCTACAAAGTATCCCTCAATGCTAAAGCCTTTGACCTTGCCCTCCTTGACATAGTCATTCCATACCTCATCATTATGAACCTTCATTGATACCATCCAAGTGCCTACAGGTAAATCCATACCATATAGCTTACTCTTGTCTTGCTCACCTTCTATAATCCAACTCTCTACAACACTAAGTCCTGTAATGTCTATTTGGTGTTCTAAGGTAGCTTTATTCTGGTTACCATTGATGAAGAACAACTCACTTGCCTTTCTTACCGTGTCTTGTGAGAAGTAGATGTAATACTCATCATCACCACTCCTACGATAGATAGGTTTGTTAGGTACAAGTGCTGCTCCCA